TATCTGATCGTTATATAATAACTCAGATTTAAGGTATTGCTGATCTAAAGATTCTTGTTCTCTATCTCTGATTTGTAAACTATACTGATACTGTCTTAAGTTACTAGCATCTTTAAAATCAGCTGTTGTCTTTTCATTTTCAGCTTGTAATAGTATGCTTTCTAAAGCTTCTGCTCTATCGGCTTCTATCTTCTGTTGATTTAATTTATATAATTCAAGATCATATTCATATTGTCTATCGGTAGCTTCATTCTGTGTCTGGGCTGCTTCTTTAGCAGCCTTCTCTTGTTTCTTACCACCGATAATACCTCCTACAATACTGACACCTGCGCTAATAGCAGCTGGCAACCATGTAGCCATATTTAAGTCCTCCTATAAAATCTTGGTGAGTAGTTTCCTTCCCACATCATAGAGTTCAAGGACACAGGGAATGGTGAGTCATTAAATATTCTAAGTTGGAAGTTGTTTGTTTTCTGATGTATTGGTATTGTAAATACTGATTGTTCTGATAAAGCAATATCATTAGCTAGATATGTATCAGCTGTTATAGTTGGATTTAAGTTATACCATTCATCAAGGTATATAACAATCTTAACTGTATTACCTGGAGCACTGTCAAATGTTATTTGAGTATCTCCTGATACAGTAAATGCAGTAGTAACAACACCATCTAGTGTTACTTTTATTTGATCTTTATCTATATAATCTAAATCTTCTACAACCCAGTTAAATACAGTTGTACTACCATCTCCAGTATACTCTTTCTTACCTTGTCTAACACCAGTAGACTTAAGCTTGAAGGACATAAGACCTGAAAGACCTACAGCAAACTTCATTCTATTAACTGTAAGGTTAGCAGTAAAGTCAGTTAATCGGTCACTTTCATCTAATCTATAGTATGTTTTAGGTAGTATTATATCGAAGTCATATTTATAACCTACAACTACATCACTAGCTATACTCGTTAAGTTCTTTCTAGGGACGCTAAAATAGGCTCCAGTGCCGTCGGAACCAGTCCCAGGGGTGATAGTAAATCCAGAGTCAATAAACTGCCCTGTAGCCGTTGTACCCTTAATGATAAGGACAGGAGTTAATCCTGTTACATTAACCCAAGGTATATAACATTTAGATATCTCGTTAGTAGCATCCCATGCTACAGAAGTAGCTGTTGCATAGAGATCTACACAAGGATTAATTCTTTGTCCATCATTATTAACAATGATAGCATCAGAGGGACTTTGACTAAGACTAGCTTTACTTAAAGTGAATTGATTACCTTGTTTAGTAACAGTATAGAACTCATCTGAGTCTACAGCTATAGTTTGTACTGTACCAGGAAGCTGCCAGTTAAACCAAGATTGTACTATATTCTTTTCTCCATCACTGTATGTAAGATAGAAATATACTTTATCTTCAGACTGACTAGACATAGCTATGAACTGGTTCTGAGTACTAGCTATAAAGGTATCAACAGTAGCTGGTACCCATTCGTTTACAACTCTACCTACGTCTAATACTTGTGGGTTCTCATCTTGACCTCTAGTAATCATACCAAATATACGTGTATAACTTGGTGTCTTACTAATGAAGTTAATGTTAGTACCCATATCTATAGGGTCTACACTATCATCCATCTCATAGTTAGAGATAGTTCTAATAGTAGTTTTAGTAGGTGTAAATATATTATCTTCAGCAGTCATCAAGAATTGCTGATTCTTACTGAATAGAATTAAACCCTGTGTAGTAGGAAGTATACCATGTAGTGTAGCTGGTTTAGTAGTAGATGCTTCTAAATCTATAGGGTCAGCATCAGTTAATGTTTGAGCTGAAGTATGATAGAAGTTATATTGTTGACCAGACTGGCTAAGTATAACACTATCAGAAGATAAGAATCCTAATCTATTACCATAGAAGAAAGACTGTTGTATCTTCTGACCTACAAAACTAGGATGATTATTAGTTACATCATCACCAACTAATCTATTAGTATAAGTTATCTTTTGAAATGTAAATGTATTAGTAGAATTATTTACTAATTCATGAGGCATAGTAGTATTATCTAGACCAGTAGATACACTAGGATCTATAGTCTCTTCCCAATAACCTGGACCAGAAGTACCATTATCTGCTACAAACTTAGCCCAATAGGTATCACTAGTTGAAGCAGTATTAACTACTTTAACTGTATGGTTATGAGCTGTTTGTACTGGTAGTTGTGATATATTATCTACTTGATCTTGGAATACATTGATAGAAGTATTAGTACTACCACCAGTAGCAGTTATAGTAAATGCACTGGATCTAGTTAATTGTAATGTTGTCTGATATTTAGTTACTGTTAATCCAGATATACTTAATGCATCAATAGCAGTCTTAATCTTAGTTAAGGCATCCTCATAAGTATCATCACTATCTGTAGTAACAGTAGCAGTACTACCAGCAACTACGATTGTATATGTAATAAGAACAGACGTACCACTTAATTCTAGAGTAGCTTGTTTGTTAGCTGTATAAGACGGATCAGCAACTTTAGCAGCTGTTATTAAATTATTAGTTATTATAGATGTATCTTGTACAGTTAATAGGTGGTAGTTTGTACGTGCTCCTGTAAGGTATGCCTGTGCTCCTGTACCATAGTTAACAGTACATGCTGCACCAGTTGTAGCATTCCATACATCTATGTCGCCTGGAGAGCCTCCTGAAGCTGGTTTAATACATCCTATATATTTCTCATCATTATCTCTATGTATATAGAACCACTTAGATGAGTCATATGTAGTTCCTGTACCTAAGTTTGCAATCCATTTGAAACCTGGTCTCTTTGTTAATCCAAAGGTGGGATCAGGATAACCATTAAGACACTCTCGGACTTGACCTGGAAGTTTCTTGTCATCAGATTGTTTAGATACTCCACCTAGATAATTGTCAATTCGTTGAGTTACGGCTGTCATCGTGATAAAGCATGGAAAGGTTGATAGCTTTGGTAGTAATTAGTATGTCCTTGAGGGTGTCCAAAGAATGTAAACTGACCTTGCTGTGTTTCATACTCCAAAGCTAAAGCTCTCATGTAAGCTTCTTGCTGTTGTAGCATTTGGTATTGTGCTGAATCTCCAACGATACGTTGAGATACAAATGTAGCAGCTCTAGCTACTATAAAATCTTGAATAGGTTGAGGTAAATCTACCCAGTCAAACTCCCATACAATATCACACTCAACAGTTTCATCTGTCCAATCGTATGTATGGTTATGTCTATCATATAGTTTACCACTTCTTCTAACACCATCTTTATCCATGTTAGCCGAATTCTCTGTTAACTTGATTTGTAAGATGTTAGATGGTATTAATATTTGATCATCATTATCAGGAGTAAACTCGTAATGATATTCTTTATTGAATGTCCAGCCTTCAGCCTGTACTTCTCTTGATACTTGTTGTAAGGTATCATAAGCAATCGCAACGTCTGGGTTGGTTTGATCTAGAGTTGTAACAGGTGCCTGACCACATGACGACAGGATCTGATTTATGGCAGGTAATTCTTGAGTAGCGTTAGTGGTTGGAAAAGGCATAATATTATAAAAGAAAAAGGGGACTCCTAAGAATCCCCATATAAACATGTGCTTAGAATGCAGCGTTACCAGATGAACCGGCAGCAGCACCAGCAATTAGTTCTACAGCAGCAGCTGGGTTTAGATAGTCGGCTCCCATTGCGAGTCTACCGAGTATCACGTCACCTTGGTAAACCACGGAAACGTCACCAGATGTTACTTGAACTTGTGGTCCAATTGCTTCAACTACACCTGCAGCTTCTCTCTGGAATATAAGTCCACAAGAGTTAGCGAATTCAGTCTCTTCACCATACTCGTTGTTGATTCCAGTTACGTCAGCAGCAGCATCTTCGATAGCTTCGCCAACGAATGAACCGACGTTCTGAGGAGAAGTTACTCCAGGGTTTGTAGCGGATGCAGAACCATACTTAGTACCATATGTACTGAAGAATGGGATGTTCATTGACTTGTAGATCTTAATGCCTGCAATCTCAATGATTCCATTTCCACCTTGTAAAGCGGAACCCTGCTCATCACGGTTCACTAGACCGTTAGATCCTACAGCTTGGATAAGCTCATAGTACTGGCGAGGGTTTAGTACACCTACACGACCTTCAGAGCTAACGCCCTTCTCGTCTAGTGCAGCTGCAGCATCGTAGAATGCATTGATTAGTGAAGCAGAAACATAAGCATCGGATGCTTGGTTGTTTGTACCTACACGAATCTGTGTTCCACCTGGCTCTACGAAACCAGACTTAGTGATTGGAGAAGCAGCTCTAGCTCCACGAGCGATTGCTCTGAAGATTAGTCTGTCATACTTCTGTGCAAGGGCATATCCAATCTTCTTAGATATTTCTCCCCTCAATTCATAGTGAGCAAGTGTCTCATCTAACTCGTAAACGAATGCACTGGAGATAAGTAGATCATCAAC